AAATCGACGAGCGATCGCGTGTTTATGCGTTTAAAGCAGCGCCCGAAATGAGCAAGCTGCGTCAATTCGACTGGGGGAGGGGCTCGTTTCCGCGATTTACATCAAGACGCAGGCCTGGGTTTCGGGTAATTTCGCTGCATGAGAGGCCGAAAACCGAAACCAGCACATCTTCGCCTGATCGACGGCCGCACCCATCACGGCTCTGCGGCGGAAATGGCGCCGCAGATTGTTGTCGACGGGGAATTGTCCGGACCACCCGACTGGTTCAAGCCGCCGCATCGCCTGATGTGGGATCACCTTCAGCGATCGGCGCCGAGCGGGATGCTCACCGAACTCGACCGGCAGCTCGTGGTCGACTACTGCATGACGGCGGTTGCCTACAACGAGTGCGCCGTCCAGGTCGCGGAGCTCGGCGTCGTGGTAAAGGCGCCTCGCCGCGGCACTGCCATGATTTCGCCATTCTGGTACGAGATGAAGGCGGCAGGGGATCGGCTCGGCAAGATAGGCGACCGAATAGGGCTCTCGCCAGTTGCGCGCGGTCGCGTGAAGGCGCCCAGTGCCAAAAGTAGATCCTCGAACACATTCGCGAACCTCCGAAAGTTCCAGCTCAAGGAAAAGCGGCCGAAGTGATTTCGTATCGGTGGCGATTGCCTATGCGGAAACCGCGATCGATGATAAAAGACAGCGCACGCATGGCAAGTGGCTGCGCCTGGCGGCGAGAAGATTCTTACGCGATTTGAAGCATGTCCGCACGCGACGCCCCCGGTTTTATTTCTCGCCGGAATGGGCCAATGCGATGTGTGGTTTCGTCGAATGCCTGCCGCATGTGGAAGGCGTGTGGGAAACGCCGCACATCGTATTGCATCCCAGCCAAGTGTTTTTCATCGTGCAATTATTCGGCTTTCGCGCGCTCGATGGGACTCGCCGGTTCACGACCGCGGTCCTGGCGGAAGCGCGCAAGAACGCCAAGTCGACGACCGCGGCTGGAATTTTACTCGGCGCGTATTGCATGGAGGACGAGCAGGGTGCGCAGGTCGTATCGGCGGCGACGACCGGATCCCAAGCACGCATCATTTTCAACGTTGCGCGGCGCATGGTTGAACTCACCGAGGATCTGCGCAGCGAATTCGATTTGGAAGTCTTTGCCTCCAACATCCCGCGCTATGAAATTGGCGGCCAGTTTAAGCCGATCAATTCGAAGGCCTCGACGCAGGACGGCCTAAACCCCAGCCACGTCTCGCTCGATGAAATCCACGCGCACAAGACACACGATCTGTTGAACGTGCTGCGCTCAGCCGCCGGCGCACGCAAGTCGCCGCTGTTTTTGTACACGACGACCGAAGGATACGAATCGCCCGGGCCATGGTCTGAGATTCGCCAAATGTGCATGTCGGTGCTGGAAGGCACGGTCGAGGCTGACCATTTCTTAGCTCTGTACTTCGCGGTCGACGATGAGGATGGGGATTTCGATGAGGATTGCTGGAAGAAGGCGAACCCACTGTGGGATGTGAACCCCATGCTCATGACCGAGATTCGAAAACTCGCCATCGAAGCTCAGTCTATGCCGGGAGCACTCGCCGAATTTCGCATCAAGCGCCTCAATCGCAGGGCTTCTGCCGCTCTTGGCTGGACGAATTTGACCCGCTGGCGCGCCTGTTCGGGCGGCTTCGAGCTTGCCGATATGCAGGGTGTGGACTGCTGGGCGGCATTCGATCTGGCCTCCACGACCGACATGGTCGCCTGGCGTCTCTTGTGGCGGATAGATGCTTGCTACTACACTTGGGGCCGCTTTTGGGTGCCATGCGAAGCCGTAGCGCATCGCACCGAGCGCAAATCCGTCAACTATGCCGGGTGGGTTCAGGCCGGATTCGTCTCGCAATGCGAGGGAGCGACCATCGACTATGGCGACATCAAACGCGATATTTTGGCTGATATCCACCGATTCAGCCCGAAGATGATCGCCTACGATCCGTGGAATGCGAGCTCGCTCGTCAACGATCTGATCGAAGAGGGTGTCCCTGCCGCGACTCCCGATGACAACCAAGGCCTCATCCAGTTTATCCAGGGCCCGAAGAGCTTCAATCCCGCGATGAAGCTCTGTGAGACCGCCTACCTCAACGGCAATCTGCGCCATGGTGGCGACCCTGTCTTGACCTGGCACATGGCGAACGTGGTCCCGACGTACGATTCGAACATGAACATTAAGCCCAACAAGCAGCGCTCGCCCGATAAGATCGATGGTGCGGTGGCGCTCTTCATGGCCTTCGGGTGCGCCGCGCTCGATCAACCGGTTGAGGCCAATTACAATCTGGTGATCGCATGACGCCTGCCGGCCTTCGGGCCAAAGCGGCGGAAATCTATCGCGGCCTCTTCGATTTCAGCGCCGGTACCATCCAGCGCGGGTTCTTTCCGGGCGCGGTCGGCGGCCAAGCGGCGCCCCCGATCAACGCGGTCGGCTCGCAATCGGGTCAGGAAATCAGCCCGGGATCAATGCTGGCGGTGAGCGCCGCCTGGGCCTGCACCTGGCTGATCGCGGACACGATTTCGACGTTGCCGTTTATCCTCAATCAGCGCGAGGGCAACAATTCGTACGGCGCGCCGGCGTTCGATAACCCGCTCTATACGGTGTTGGGTCAGCGGCCGAACACCTACATGCCGTCCGCCGAATTTTGGCAATACATCGTCGCGAGCGAGCTCCTGTGGGGCTCCGGCTACTCCGAGAAGACGCTCAACGGCAAAGGCGATGTGATTTCGCTGCAGCCGCTGCTCTCGCAGTGGATGACGCCGTACAAATTACCTTCGGGCGAGCTGCGCTATCGATATCAGCCAGGATTCGCGTCGGAACCCCTAGAGGACTACTCCCAGGCGCAGATTTTCCACATCAAAGATCGCACATTGGACGGAATCACGGGCCTGTCGCGCATCCAATACGGTCGAAATTCGATGGGCATCGCGCAGTCCGTGGAGCGAGCGACCGGCGATACCTTCAAAAACGGCATGCGGATGGGCGGCTTTGTCACCAATACCAAGCCGCTGACCGAGAAGCAGCGCGAGGAAATCCGTGGATCTCTGCGCAAATTCAAGATAGGCGGCGAAGATGCAGCCGGTTTCATGGTGCTAGAGGCAGGAATGGGCTTCGAAGCACTCACCATGAACCCGCAGGACTCCCAATTGCTCGCCTCGCGCCAATTTTCCGTCGAGGACGTCTGTCGTTGGTTCGGCGTGCCGCCCGTCTTGATCGGCCACGGCGCGCCCGGGGTCACGACCTGGGGAACAGGCGTCGAGCAGCTGCTGATCGGGTTTGTATCGCTCACCTTGCGGCCCTACGTGCGAAAGCTCGAGCAGTCCGTGCAATTCTCCCTGCTGAAGCCCGCAGATCGATCGACCGTGTACCTCACCATCGACACGGACGACCTAATGGGCGCTGATTCGACCGCGCGCGCGGCGCTGTACTCGACTTACTCCCAAAACGGCATCATGACGCGCAACGAAATCCGCGCGAAAGAGGATTTGGCGCCCAAAGCCGGGGGCGATGTGCTCACGGTGCAGTCGAATCTGGTGCCAATCGAGAAGTTGGGGCAGGCGCCGCCGGCACAAGGCCTGCCGCTCAAGCCCGCCGAAAAGCCGCAAGACGACACGCAGCTGCCGCTTTCATCCGCCGATAAGTCGCTGCGCAAGGCGGTGAAGCGCCAATTGCGGCGCGAGGAACGCGAGAAAGAGCGTGCTGCATTCGCCGACCAGGTCGCCGATGCGCTGAAGGCAAAAATATTGAGCGCAATGCAGGAAGATCGCAAACAGGCCACAGTGCGTAACGTGTTCCAGATTGACGGCGATCCAAAATCGGCGGCGAGGAAATTTAAGCGGCTGCAAATCACTGAGTAATCAAGTCCCTGGTTGCATTTTGTGATTTACCGCCTATAGTCCGCGACTATCAGGATGACGGAAACGATATGAATGTCAGATACCGGCAAGTCCCCTTCAAGATCAAGCAAATTGATAAGACGGGCGAGTTTTCCGGTTACTTGAGCGTTTTCGGCAATACCGATGCTTACCGCGATGTCGTCATGCCGGGGGCATTCGACGATTCATTGGCGCAATGGGCGACTGAAGACGCGTTGCCGCCATGCCTCTGGCAGCACGGTTCTGACGATCCCATCGGCCCATTCACCAAGATTGTGCCTGACGAGAAGGGCCTGTATTGCGAGGGTGAGCTGATTTTGGACATGGTCAGCAGCTACCCCGTGTGTCCGAAAGCTCACCTCGCGTATGTGATGGCCGAAAAAAAGGTCGTCCGCGGGATGTCGATTGGCTACACGGTCAATCCGGGCGGCGAGACCTACGACGGCAAGATGAATGTGAACCGATTGACGAGCCTGAACCTCATGGAAGGCTCCTTCGTCACGTTCCCCGCGAATGTCGAGGCGGTCATCACGGACGTGAAATCCCGATTCGTGTCCGGCGATTTGCCTTCCTTGAAAGAATTCGAGAGCTCACTGCGTGACGCTTTGAGCTGTAGTCGAGATGATGCCCACGTGATTGCCACCCGTGGCTTCGTGAAATTGCTTGAACTGCGTGACGCAGACAAGAAGCAGATCGATGTTGAAAACGACGTCGATTCGGTATTGGCAGCAATACGGACTTTTTGTCATGCATCACACCCAGTTTAGGAGCAATTTCCCATGGAAAATCCCAATCCTGCGCTTCAGCAGGCGATCTCGGCTGAGCTAGCCAAGCACTTCGATAAGGTCAAAGAGGTCATCACAAAGACCGAAACTGACCTGAAGCAATACAAGGAAATTCAGGACGGCACCAAGCAGGCCGTTGCCGAGCTGAACACGTCCGGCCAAAAGATCATCTCGGATCTGGCGAAGCAGAAGGCAGACAGTGACGCCCGCTTGCTCGATATCGAGCAAAAGCTCGCGGTCAAGGCGGATAAGTCGGCCAACCAGGAGCAAAAATCGCTGGGCCGCATGGTCCTCGAGTCGGAGGATTTCAAGGCATTTGCCGAGCAGGCCTCCTCGACGCAGGCCAACGTACGCATGAAGAACCGCTTTGGCGTCAAGGCGATCACGGCAGCGACAATCGTCAGCACACCGGGCTCCGCCGGTGCCGGCATATTTCCGCAATATTTGCCGACTCCGGTGATTCCGAATTTCCAGCCTCTCGCGATCCGTGACTTGCTGGGCTCGGGCACCACGAATTCGAACCTCATTTTCTGGCTGCAGGAAAATCTGTTCGTCAACAATGCCGGCTATCAGGGCTCGGACGGCAACGTCAAGCCGCAATCTACCATCAACTACGTGAATCAGAATATTCCCGTGGAGACGATCGGTCACTGGTTCCGCGTCTCCAAACAGGCCTTGTCTGATTTCCCGATGCTCGAGACGCTGATCAACAACCGAGGCACGTGGGGGCTCAAGTTCGCCGAAGAGCAGGAATTGCTCTACGGCTCCGGTGCCGCGGGTCATATCCACGGTCTCATCGCTCAGGCGACCGTGTATAACGGCGGCTTCGCGGCCAATGACACCAAGATCGACACGATCCGCAAGGCGATGTTGCAGGCCGCTCTCGCGTTCTACCCGTCGACGGGTATCGCGCTGTCGCCGGGCGATTGGTCCGACATTCAGCTGACCAAGGACAGCCAGCACCGGTACATCTGGGCGAATCCGCTGCAGATGGGCCCCGGCATGCTGTGGGGGTTGCCGGTGGCGGAGTGCTTCAGCATGCAGCGCGGTGATTTCATCGTGGGCGCGTTGAAGCTGGCGGCGACGGTATTCGATCGCGAGCAGGCATCAGTATTGATCAGCACCGAGGACCAGGACAACGTGGTTCGTAACCTGGTGACGATGCTGTTCGAAGAGCGTCTGGCTCTCGCGGTTAGTCGTCCGCAGGCGATCATCTATGGCGACTTCCAAGCTGGCCAGACCGGGCTCTAAAGGGTTAGTCCTTTTGACCGGTAGGGAGCCGCGAGCGAGATATACGGATCTCGCCCGCGGCTTTTCTGGAAGAGAGATTGGAGGTCGTAAGCATGCAGTGCAGGGCGCGCAAAGTTTTTAAAAGCGAATACGGCATGATGCGCATTGGGAACATTTTTACCTGCGAGCCATCGCTCGCCAAAGAGTACGCACGGCTCGGCAATATCGAGATTCTGCCGGATAAATTCGGTGATGACCGACGCACGCAGGCGCTCAGCGCAGCGCCGCGCATCAAAGAGGGAAAAGAATTGCCGACGGAAAACCCGCCGCCGTCGTCAAACCTAACTATGGCGGACTCCAAGGCCGCTGGGCTGACCACGATGCCGTCTGCATCGCCTCGGGTCCCTCGCTCACGAAGGAGGACGTAGATTTTGTCCGAGGCAAAGCCAAAGTCATCGTCGTCAACACGAGTTTCAGGCTCGTGCCCTGGGCGGACGTGCTCTATGCCTGCGATGCGAGCTGGTGGATCCACTATTTCGCCGAGGCCGCGGGCGTCATGGGACCGGCGGAAATGTGGACCTGCGCGGCGCGCGCGCGCGATCAGTTCCACCTCAACTATATTTTTGGCAGCCCCATGAAGGGCCTGTCCAAGAGAACGGATCAGATTCACACGGGATACAACTCGGGGTACCAGGCGATTGGCCTCGCGTATCTCTGGGGCGCGAAACGGATTCGGCTCTTGGGCTTTGACATGATGCGGTCCGGCGGCAAGACGCATTGGCATGGGGATCACCCGAAACAGCTTGGCAATGGCGGGCGCTTTCACGACTGGTGCAAGCAGATGGCGCCCCTCGCGGCGGACGCCAAGGAGGCCGGCGTCGAGATCATCAACTGCTCGCGCAAAACCGCGTTGACGTGCTTTCCCAGATTATCGATTCAGGAGGCGCTATGCCCCGTCGCGAACTTAGCCCAGGCGTCGTAACAGACGATCCGCCGATCGATGACAGCGAGCCGGTACCGGTGAGCGAAGCCTTCACCGGCGTCGTGGATCCGGCTGCGATTCATGATAAGCCGCCTTACTACCCGCCGATGGGCACGCCGGAGCACGACGCGCTCTTTGGCGGCAATCTCTCGAAGCGGCCATGCAAATAGCGGAGCAACACACATTCCTGCGCATTCGGACGCGGCGCGTGTTCAAGGTGCGCGGCTGGGTGGGATTTTGGATCATCAAGTTGGGTCTGTGGGTGGCGGGCGCGCAGGCGGAGTCGGCGCAATGAGCTATCCCGCCATACTCACCGAGGATGCAACGCTCGAGCTATGCAGCACCCAGTCGATTGCCCGGTTTGGGGATGGGGAGTGGCGCTGCGCAGTCGGTGGCGGCTGCACCTCGCAGCGACCGGACAAGAAGCTCGCTCAGGAGCTCCAAGGCATCCTTCGCAAGCCCAATGGCTGTACGGTGGCGCTGCCGAATCCCTTCAACGGCTGTCCGCGGCGCGAGAGCTGGATCCGCTATACGCAGCCGCAATACACGCAGCATCTTGGCGCAAAAACCTACGGCTCGGCCTTCATCACCCGCCCGGATAACGCGCCGTGGATCGACCGGCCGGATTACTGGGAAAAGGTGCGTGCACTGTGGAAGGACAAGGACATCGTCTTGGTGTCGGGCGACAAGAAGTCGATTACCACCGAGATGATGGGCGCGGAGGCCCGCAGCGTGCGCGAGGTGCACGGACCCCGCCAGCACGCCTACGCCGAAATCGACCGCATCGAGGAGGATGTCGGCAGGCCGCCGGGCACGGTGCTGATCTGTCTGGGGACCGCGGCGACGGTCCTCGCCTACCGTTTGGCCAAGAAGGGCGTGCACGCGCTCGATCTTGGGCACATCGGAATGTTTGCGCGGCACGCCGGCGCCTATCGCTACAGCCAAGACGATCTGACATCGACCGGCTACCGCGAGCAGCTCAACCAGCTGCACAAACAACGCACCTGGGGCGCCGATGGCGCGAAGCACACCAAGGCGGTCCAGGAGATCATCGTAGAGTTCTCGCCGGCGACGATCCTCGACTATGGCTGCGGCGCCAATCGCCTGGCTGAATCTCTCGCGCCGATCCGCGTCTCGGGCTACGACCCAGGGATCCCGGATCGCGCCAAGATGCCGAAGCCCTGCGACCTGGTCGTCTGCACAGATGTGCTCGAGCACGTGGAGCCGGAAAAGCTCGATGCGGTGCTCGATCACCTCTACCGGATCACCGGGCGTGTCGGTTACTTCGTCATCTCGACCAAGCCCGCGAACGCGGTCCTGCCGAACGGCCGAAATGCCCATCTTTCCATTCACCCGGCGGATTGGTGGAGGCAGAAGCTCATTGCCCAGGGCTGGCGCGTGGCGCGGACGAATGTCGCGAAGGATCTTTCCGTCGTGGTGCTAAAGCCGTGAGCGTCGATCGCAATATCGGGATCAACGTGCCTGGTGAGGCATACCCGTATTTGCAGATGCAGCGGGGCGCGATCTCAGACTTTGCCGCCGATTCTGCAGATACCTGGCTGCTCGCATATACGAACAGCCTGTTCAGCGAATTCGATTCGATCGAGCCGTATCTGCCGAAGGTTTGCGAGACGATTCTCGACGTGGGTTCTGGGTTAGGCGGCATCGATGCGCTTTTGAATCAGCACTACGGTGGCGACTGCGAGATCTGCCTGCTCGATGGCGTTGACGATCACCCAATGGTCGAGTCGCACGCGAAGACGTTCAATGATATGCAAGTCGCGCGACGTTTCTTGTCGGCAAACGGCGTGCACAGGTTCTCTTTCATCGACGCGGGCAACCCGATGCCACCGAATTTTTTTTTCGACCTGGTCGTGAGCTTTCGCTCATGGTGCTTTCACCTCGAGCCAAAGCTGTATCTCGACTTCGTGCGCCGCTACTCGATCGCCGGGGCGACGAAACTGATCGTCGATGTCAGGCGCGGCAAACCCGAATGGCTGGAAGATCTCAAGATGGGCTTTCGCCACGTCGATACGATCTATCAGGGCGCGAAATTCTCGACCTTGTTGCTGGAGGCTCGGTGAGCAGCGAGGCCCGACAGATCACGGTGCTCGCCGGCGGCTGGTCCGCGTCCAAGGTCGACCTGCGCAAGCTCCCCGGGACCGTCATTGCAGTCAACGATGCAGCGTACTACGCGCCCCGCTGGGATATCTGCGTGTCTATGGATCGGATTTGGGCGGAAAACCGCATCGAGGTATTGAGTCGGCAGATGAAGCCGATTTGGCTGCGCCACTCGACCATCCGGAATTTCCCCGATTTACGCCCGATCGTGCCCTTCGAATGCGATCACACTTCGACCAGGCTCGCCGAAGCGCCGGCAGCCGGTGAGCCACGGCGCCTCGATGGCACGCATTCCGGGTTTTGCGCGCTGAACTTGGCCTACCAGATGCGGCCGCGGCAGCTGTTTCTGGTCGGGTTCGATATGGCGCTCGGACCCCGCGGCGAGCGTCACTGGTACCCTGACTATGCCTGGAAGAACGGCGGCGGATCGGGCGCGGGAAAGCTCGCCGAGTGGGCCAGCCAGTTCGAGATGGCGGCCGAGCAGTTCCTTAAGGCGCAGATCGCCGTCTACATGACCGCGAGCAGGACGCCGCGGTGGTTTCGCCCGATCGACCGAGCGACGCTCGAGCGAGAGGCCGAATGCGCCGCGTGACTCTCTGCATGGCCTACTATCGCAACGCCGGCATGCTGGCCGAGCAGTTTCGCCGCATCCGCGCATTGCCCGCGCTGTTGCGCGATCAGATCTGCGTCATCGTCGTAGACGATGGCTCACCCGATGGCGAAGCGCGCGGCGAGCCCATTGGCTGCCCGTTGTCCCTGTACCGCATCGACGTGGATGTGCGCTGGAATCAGGACGCAGCGCGCAATATCGCCGCGCACAATGCCGCGACGCAATGGCTGCTGCTGACCGACATGGATCACATCGTGTCAGAGCCTGCCTGGAATCGGGTTCTGCTCGACAAGCTGCACAAAGCCAACGTTTACCGCTTCTCCCGCACGACGCTCGAGGCTGACGGCAAAGAGACGCCGTACAAGCCGCACCCGAATAGCTGGCTCATGACTCGCACGATGTACGACTTGGTCGGAGGGTACGACGAGGCGCTGGCCGGTCATTACGGAACGGACGCCGACTTTCGCGACCGCGTCGCGCAAGCAGCAGCGATCGAGATGCTGGAGGAGCATCTGATTCGGGTTCCACGGGAAACAATCCCGGATGCCTCGACCACGACCTACGTGCGCAAGGGGGCGCCGGAGGATGTCGGCGCTATTCCACGAATCAAAGCGGCACGCGCGCTAGTTTCGAACTGGAAACCACTACGGCTGTCCTTTGCTCACAAAAAGATCTATGAACATGCCTGAGCCGATCACCTTTATCTGCTGGAAATGGCTCACGCCGGGATATCGCAGCAAATTCCCGGCTTCGACCGTGAACGTGCTGTATTCGATGCTCAAGCGCTGTTACCAGGGCGATTTTGAATTGGTCTGCGTGACGGATAACGCTCAGGACATCCGCAGCGAGGTTCGCATCGTGCCGCTGTGGAAGGACTACTCCATGATCCCGAGCCCCCATGGCCACGGCTATCCGAGTTGCTACCGGCGCCTGAAGATGTTCTCCGAGGAAGCGGTGAAACTGTTCGGGCCACGGTTCGTGTCGATCGATCTCGATGTGGTGCTGACCGGCGATGTGACGACGCTGTTCGACAATGACCTGGATTTCAAAATGTACGGCGACACGGCCAAAGGCACGCCCTATAACGGCTCACTGATCCAGCACAAGGCGGGCACGCGCACGCAATTGTGGAAGCAATTCGATCCGCGCTTCTCGCCGCAGCACGGGCTCGCGCGCCGCTACATCGGCTCCGACCAAGCTTGGATCGGCGTATGTCTCGGACCCGATGAGCCAAAATTCACGGCGAAGGATGGCGTTTACAGTTATCGTAACGAGATCAAGCCGAAAGGCGGTCGGTTGCCGCAGGATGCGAAAATCGTTATCTGGCACGGCCATCACAACCCGTGGGATGCCGATTCGCAGCAACGCCATGGCTGGCTCAAGGAGCATTACCGACCATGAGCGAATACCTCACGCTTGCGCAGGCCAAGCTTCATCTACGCGTGGATGAAGGCCTGACCATCGACGATAACCTGATCCGCGACTTGATCGGCGCCTCGATCGACTGGGCGGAGAACTATACGAATCGCTCGCTCGCCGAACTGCTGGAATTAAATTCGCCGGCGGATGCCGCGGCGGTGCCGACGCCAGATCCCAAGGGATCGTGGCCGCAAGGCTGCCCCTCGGAGTCGCACGTGTGGGATTTTCACGCGAGCGAGTGGTGCGACACGTCGCTGTGGCAGCGCGGAAACTGGACGAGCTACTGGGCGCGCAATCCACAGAATACGTTTCAGCAATCGGACGACGCGCTGCCGTTGCGCCGGGACGCGAAGAATGCGCTGCTCCTCTGGATTGAAAGTCGCTATGACCGTAACCCGGACACGGTCGAGATGCTGCAGAGCGCCGCAGAGAACCAGCTCTGGCCGTACCGCAAGGCACTGGGCGTATGAAGAGTCCATGCGGCCTATGCGGCAAGGTTCGAAGCCACATGCCGGCCGCGATCCGCAAGCGCCTCGAGGACGTGGAGCGGCGCATCCGGGCGCAGAAAGTCCCGTCGATTTCTATCCAATACACCACGAAGCGGCCGGCCGCCCGCGCTGATTCGCCACAACCCTTGCCGGGAATTCCCCCGGGTGGCGACAGCGCGGGAGGGGAGCAGAAGAATGGCGCTTAAAATCGCATCCCTCGCCTCAGGCCAGTTACGCCATGTCGGCACCCTCGAGCAGCTGAAACGCGCTGATGATGGGTCGCCTCTCGTGGATGCGGCCGGGTCACCGCTTGTTCAATACGAGACATTCGCCGAAGGCGTGAGATTCGCGATCGATGACTGGAAGCCGACGGAGCAGTTCCTCGCTCAGGCCGTGACGGGGCAGCTGTCGACGCGCATCGTCATCAGATATCGCCCTGGCATGGAAGGCGCTGCGCCCAACACGATGCGCCTGGTTCATCTGACGAACCCTGGCGCCTCACCCGGCACGTTCGACTATTACGATATCGTCGGAGCCGTGCGAGATCCCACCATGCGTACGCAGCTGACCCTGACCTGCACGCGACGCGACGCGCCGGGATATAGAACGGGCCAAACGCCGTAAAGGATCAATCCATGGCATTCGAAAAACGATCGACATTGGAAGGCGTCGCAGTGCTCACGAAGCAGCTGAAAGCTTTGGAGCAGCTCGAGCAGGGCCAGGTCTTAAAGCGCGGCGTCAAAGCCGGCATCAATGTGGCCTTAAAGTACGCGCGGCAGAATATCCCCGTGGGCGGCGGCGTGACTCCGAGCGGCCGACCGACCGTTACACATTTGACCTACCAGGGACGCCGCGTATCGGCCGGCTTTGCCCGATCGCAGCTGCGCACCGGCGCTTCGATCAATAAAACCAAGGACATTGCCGACGGCATCCTGACCACTACGAAAGAGGGCTTTTATATTTTGAACTTTGTGGAGCTGGGGACCCGCTATCAGCGCGCGCAGCCCTGGATCCGCAAGTCCTTATTGCAGGCACGCGATGAAGCGGAGCTCGCGCTCGCGAATTCGATCCTCTTGGGGATCGACAATGCGGTGAAATCCGCATGAGCGAGGATGACGGCGCAGGCACGATCGAGGCGGGGATTCGCGATTACCTCCTGACCTGCGATCCTGTGTGCGCGATCACCAAACGCTTTTACGCATGGACGCGACCGCAGAATGCCGGCTCGCTGCCCGATGTGTTGATCCAGCGCACGCAGACCGGCTTCCAGCAGACGATCTGTGGGACCGACAGCCTGGTATCCGGTCAGATGCAGATCGACAGCTACGCCATGAACGGTATCGCTGCGGTCAGGCTGGCGCAGGCGCTCAAAAAGGCACTCGATGGATTTTCGGCGGGCATGATGGGAGAGACCTATGTGGATAAGGTAATGATCGAGAACGAATTCGCCGCGGGAGATCCCGATCCCGGCATTGCGAGAATGGTGCAGCTCTATACATTTTGGTTTAAGGAGGATTCGACATGACGGCAACGGTTCAGAAAACAAACGCATTTGTCGGCCAGGACTATCTGGCGGTTGGCAATGGGTCATCGCCCGAAAGCTACACGCGCTTTTGCGAAATCACCGACATCGGCGGCATTGGCGAGAAAAACGACCAGGTCGACGCGACGACGTTCTGCAGCGGCGGATTCAAGCAATTCATCGCCGGCCTCTCCGAGGGCAACGATGTGAGCTTTACCGCGAACTACACGCTGATCGATCGCACGATCCAGGAAGGCCTCATCGACGATGTGCAGAATAAAGCGCGACGATCCTTTCAGCTGCAGGTGGGCGACGACTCTCCGTCGGAGAACTTCACGTTCGATTTGGCGATGCTGTCGTGGGAATACGATCCGAGCCTCGCCTCGAAGAACGAAATTAAGTTCGCCGGCAAGATCACGGGCCCGATCATCAGGACGGCGGGCTGATGGCGTCGCTGGTCAGCAGGCCAATTACCGTCCGGGGCGACACCTACATGGTGAGCGAATTGGACGGCAAGACCATGGCGGCGGTCCGGAAAATGCTGAAAAGCGGCAGCGAAGAGACGGACCTGTTCATCACATTGAACGCGCTGGTGGATCCGAAGCCGAAGAACATGGCCGCGGTCGAGGCGATGCCCAACATTGTGGTCAATGCGATTGCAAAGAAAGCATTGGCGCTGACGCAGGCGGATGACCCGGACGAACCGGAGACCGTGAAGAAGGAGGGCGAAACCAGCGGCAGCGATGCAAAAAAAGACTGACGCCCGAGGAGTTATTCTTGCACCGGCTCGCAATGCTCCTCGGGCGATCGATCGACGAAGTGCTGGAACTGCCGGAGCGCGAGCTGCGCAGTTGGAAGACGTATTGGCGATTGGAGCCGTGGGGCCCGTATCGCGACAATATGCACGCGGCCATGACGGTTCAGCAGCTGTTGCGTCCGCACTTAAAAGCAGGCACGAAGCTGCCTTCGATGATGGAGTTCATGTTTATAGAGCAGTCCGAGCGCGATGACACGATCCGGGCTGCGAACCGGGAACGATATCTAGGCGCCTTTCGAGCGCGGGCGAGGAGCGAATAAATGGCCGGCGGTAATCTTGCAACGCTCAATGTCAAGCTCACTGCGGACAGCTCGAGCTATAGCGCAACGTTCCGGGCCGCCTCGGATGCGCTGAACGAATTCTCAAAAAAGCAGCACGAATATTTGGCGGATATCGCCAAGGATCTGGCTGCTGCGTTCACCATTGACAAGCTGGTGGAGTTCGGAGCACAGGCGATCGAGTCCGCTGCCTCACTCAACCTGCTGTCGCAGTCCTCCGGCGTCGCCGTAGAAGAATTGTCCTCTCTGAAGCTCGCCGCGGCCGCGTCCGGGCTTGGAACCGATGCGCTCGCCGAGGGCCTGAAACATCTGAATACCTCGCTCGCGCAAGCCGCCGGGGATTCGACCAGCAAGGCCGGCGAGGCATTCCGGGCCTTGGGTGTTGGGGTCACCAATACGAACGGCAGCTTGAAGAACGCCGCGCAGATTCTTCCCGAGATCGCGGACAAATTTAAGGCCATGGCTGACGGCCCGATCAAGACCGCCATTGCGGTCGATCTCTTAGGTAAAGCCGGGGAGAACATGATCCCGGTATTGAATTTAGGCGCCGCCGGTCTCGCGAAATTCAAGCAGGAGGCCCAGGACGCCGGGCTCGTGATATCGGGCGAGCTCGCCGCGGCGGCGGACGACTTCAGTACGCGGATGACGATCTTGAAAGCGACGATCGTCGATGGTCTGGCGGTGCAGCTCGCGGCGAAGCTGTTACCGGTCCTCAATGAACTCGCCGATCAATTTGAGAAGGGAGGCAGCGCGGGATCGAAGCTCGCCGCAGCGGCCGACCTCATCGTGACCGGCGTCAAATATGTGGCCGTTGGGGTGATTGAGACGGTCGGCGCATTCCAACGACTCGGCACGGCGATCGGTGCGATCGGCGCGGCCGCGGTGCAATTCGCGACGGGTAATTTCTCCGAGGCCGGCGAGATCATCAAGCAGTCGACAGCGGACATCGTGAAGAACCGCGCCGATACCGAAGCGCAGACTCTCGCGATCATGCAGGCCGGCAGCGCCGATGAGCTCGCCCTGATCTCGACGACGGAATCGGAAAAGAGGCGCATCAAAAATCCCGGCACTAATCCGGCTCTGTTGAAAGCGGGCGATGAGGGCCTAAAGCAGCTGACCGACTATGACGCCGGACTCCGCGCCCAGGCCGCCTCGTTCGGTTTGGGCGCCGCCGCCGCGGCCAATTACAAGTTGCAGTTTGGTCCCTTGGCAGACGCCCTCAAAAAAGTGGCGGCCGCCGGCGGCGACGTCTCGAAGATCGTTGCGGACATCAAGCGCGACTCAGGAGCCCTCGCTTTTGCCGAGGCGAAGAAGAAGTCCGACGATCTATCGAAGTCACTTGTTGAGCAGATCGCGACATATAACGATGGCGATCTGGAAGCGTTCAAATTCTCGATCACGACCGGCGAGCTCGGCCAGGCGTTCAAAAACATGGGCGAGAAGGGCAAGGAAGCCCAGGCCTCGCTGATTGCGTTGAAGTCGGTCCAGATTAGCGAAAAGGACGCGACGATCATTCAGGGCATCAATATTGAATTGGAGCAGATGGCTGGCAACCTCTCGAAGGCGGCCGTCGATGGCTTCAACCTGCAGAATGCGCTGCTCATCAAAAATGTAGGGGCAACCGGAAGCGATTCGGATAAGGCGGCGCTCGCGGCGAAACTTCAGGCAACAGCGGCCCAGGCCTCCTACAACGAGCAAGTCCAAAAAGGCGCGGACGCGGAACTTGCCTATGCCAGCACCGAAGCGACTGTAAATGCCCAGGTGGCCAATGGCCAGTTGACGACACTGCAGGGACAGGCTCTGTTGGAAGCCGCACGGCAAACCCAGATCGCCTCGCTCACGCAGGTCTATAACGCCGAGAAGGCGATCGCCGATCAGAACGCGGTCACGATGCCGCAATTGACCAAGAGCACGCAGGCACTTCAGAACCAACTCACGAGCTTGGGCTCGCAGACCAACCTCCTCGCGAAGCAGATCAACGACGATTTCAAATCCGCCTTCGCCGATAACCTGCTAAGTGCCGAGACCGGGGCGAAGTCGCTAACCCAGGCCATTCATGACATGGCGACCAGTATCGAAAAGGATCTGCTCACGATCGCGAACAAGAATATCGCGGAAAGTATCTTCGGCACGGGAAGCGGTGGCGGCGGAGCTGCCGGCGGATTAGCTTCACTTTTCGGTGGCGGCGGCCTATCAGGCTTATTCGGCGGCGGGGGCTCGTCGATCGCATCGACCGGGGCCGCCGCGGCGGGTACCGATACCGGCGCACTCGCGGACACCATCATGCCCACGTTCGCCGATGGCGGCACGCTTGGCGCCGGGAAGATGGGCATAGTCGGCGAGAGGGGTATTGAGGTTGCATATTCTGGGGCCAAAGACATGCACATCATTCCAAACCACGCGCTAGGTGGAAAGAATCTGAACGTCACCAATCACTTCACCGTGCAATCGCAGAACGGCACGATCGCGCGGCAATCCCAGATGCAAATGGCCGCGGAGGCTGCGCGCCAGATCTCCATGGCCTCGAGGCGCAACAATTGAGCACTATTGTCCAGGACACCTCGGAGATCTTCCCGAACTGCCCAACGTTCGGCTACGTGGCCGAGCCCGCCTATCTCGTCAAGATCACCAGCCGCGAGGGCGGCTACGAGCGGCGCGATCGCAAGTGGGCCCGCCCGCTCCTCACCGTGAGCGCCTCTCCTACGGGCGATCAGTCGAGCGATGACATTGAGGACGTGCTCGCGTTCTGGCACGCCATGGGTGGCATGTCGAGCGGTTTTAGGTTCAAGGACTGGACGGATTACAAGTCCTGCAAGCTCTCGCAGACGCCCGCGGTGACCGATATGCCCCTCGCGAGCGATACGAACTCGCCCGCGAAGTATCGGCTCGTCAAGCAGTACAGCGCCGGCTCCGTGATCCAGGTGCGGGAGATCACCCGCCCGCGCGGGAGCTCCATCCAGATCGGCAATGAAGTGGGCGCCGCGCAGACCGACTGGACGCTCGACGAATCGACCGGCCTAGTCTCGATCGGCGGCAGCTTCTCCGGGACGCCGACGAGCTGGGGCGGCGAATTCTATGTCTGGATGCGCTTCGATGCGCAATTGAATCCCACCATCTCGACCTGGGGCAAGCAGCCGATCATGAACGTGACGGTGCAGCTCAAAGAGATCCGGGTACCGCTCGCGTGAGAACGATTCCGCCGCTGCTGCTCGCGGAACTGAAGGCCGATCTCACCTCGCTCGCCTTCATCTGGACCATCGAGATGGCGGACGGCCGGGTGATCCGCGGCACCGAGCACGACAGGGACATCGGGATGCCGGCGAGCGGCGAATCGCCCCCGGATCCCTTTGCGGGGACCTACTTTGCCGAAGCCAATGTGACGATGGGCGATGTCGCCTCGAATACGGATCTCTCGGTCGATAACCTGCAGGTCGACGGCGCGTTCCCAGACAAAACCCGCGATTCGCCGGTCGCCTATACCGTGCTCGACGTGACGGTGGATGACATTGAGAGTGGCCTACTGGATCTCGCGCCCGTGACGGTGCTGATCTGCTCCTGGCGCAACCCTTCGCACGGCTATTGGATCGCGAAGACGGGTACCTTGGGCGCAATCAATCGCGACTCTGACGGCAAGTACACCACCGAAGTGCGCGGCATCACCCAAGCGCTTGCGCAGACGATCATTCGCACGTTCTCGGTCTCCTGTGATGTGGTCAGATTTGGCGACGCGCGCTGCAAGTTCGATGTGGCTGCGCACATCGTCACGGGCGCGGTCACGGCGGTCACGAACCGTCTGCAGTTCACCGTCGATCTCGCGCTCGGCTCGCCGGCCGACGGCTTCAGCTATGTGGGCGGCACGCTGACCTTCACCAGCGGCGCGAATCAGCACTTCTCGCGCGAGGTCAAGATCGACCCGAACGCGAACGCCGGTGTCGCGGTGTTTTGGGAGCAGTTCCCCGATGACATCGAGGGCGGCGACACCTTCACGCTCTCGCCTGGCTGCGATCGGCAGTACACCACCTGCAGGGACGTCTATCACAATCTCGTCAACTTTCGCGGCTTCGGTGTGTTCATTCCCGGGGTCAACGCGCTCACCGCGGGCCCCACCACCACCACGGAGTTGGGTTCGTGATCCCGGCCGCGGCGGTCATCGCCCAGGCGCGTGAGTGGGTCGGCGTGCCGTTTCTGCATCAAGGCCGCACACGCATTGGTGCCGACTGTTTGGGATTCATCGCTGCCATGCTCGCCGAGCTCGGCAGCCGCGTCGCCCTCGCGCACCTGCCCTTGAACTACTCGCGCGACCCGCAGGCGCAGCTCCTCGATAGCCTCACGGACCTGTGCCGCACCATCGAGCTCGAGCCGGCGGCGCTCGTGATATTCCAGTTTGCCGATGCGAAATTTCCGAGCCACGCCGCCCTCTATACCGGCGAGTCGATCATCCATGCGTTCGCACGCGTCGGACGCGTCGTCGAGACAAGCTACGGGCAACCGTGGCCCAAGCTTGCGCATAGCATCTGGGCGCTGCCGCTGGTGGTGTACCGGTGAGCAATCTCGGGCAAGCGGCCCTCATCGTCGTTGGCACGGTCGTAGGCGCATATTTTGGCAACCCGCAGCTCGGCTTTGCCTTGGGGGCGCTCGCTGGCTCGGAGCTCTTTCCGACGCAGCTGCCATCTGGCCCGAAGCTCACCGACAATCGCACCACCACCGCGAACGTCGGTGATCCGATCCCGATTGTGTTCGGCACGGCGACCATCGGCGGCACCGTGATCTGGTTGGCGCCGTACGTCCAGCACACCAACAAGAGCGGCAAGGGCGGGCCCTCCCAGACCACCTACAGCTATACCCAGTCAATTGCGATCGGCCTCAGCGAAGCGGTGATCGACGGCGGCACGGCGCTCGCGGGCCTCTCGCGGGTGTGGGAAAACGGGACGATTGTCTACGATATTCGTCCGCAGCAAGGTGCCGACAGCGCAACCGGAGCACCCGCCGAGACCGACGTGCAATACGCGAACCGGCTTGCGGTGAGCGCCGCCTATGCCGAGACCTTCACGCTTTACCTGGGTGATGAAGAACAAACGGCGGATCCGACCATCGAAGCGGTCCTGGGCTTCGGCAATGTTCCCGGGTGGCGCGGCCGCGCCTACATCGTCTATCCGAACCGCAATCTGCAGCTCGCGCAGGGCTGGCGGCATCCGAATTTCACGTTTGAGGTGTTTCAGTCGGGTACCGGCGAATGCACCAATGAAACGAAGTACTCGGCCGGCGTGGTGTATCCGTGGCCCAACGACGGCGGGCCCAATCCGCTGAACGTGAACAGTTTCCGGATCATGCTGGCAGACCCCGCGGCGCCGCACTTTGATAGCACGCCGATTACCTTCAATTTCCTCTATGGCTCGCTCGAGGCCGCGCTCGCGGTCACGGATGCCATGTATGACGCGCCATACGACACGCTCATCACCTACGCACTCAACAACGGCGGCGGCCTCTCGGTCACGTCCATGGTCGGCGGCGGCGCGGCCATCGGCGGCAACGGCGGCATCACGATCGCCGGGCAATACTTGAATCCCGATCCGAGTGAGGTGCAATTATTCTTTGGCAATAGCGCCCCGGGCGACGGGATTTTCAACGCGCTGGTGAGCCCGAGCCATGCCGTCATGAACACCCCGGGAGCCAAGTGGGACATGGGCGGCCGGATGTTCTTGAACACGGGCGTCTCGACCTCCTCTACGCCGCCGGCGCTGCTGTTCCCCTGGTGCACGGTGGCCGGTTTCGGTTCCGGCTATCCGTATTTTGCGCAGGGCGCGACCAACGTCGTCATCAACGTGCACCGCGAGCCCGGGCCGCCATTGGCGCCGTGCACGGGGCTGCCGCGCTGGAGCGTCGATGCCACCTACGGCGTGCAGACCGATGGCCTCCTGGTCAAGTGCAATCCGTGGGTCATGGGGACCGCCGCGAACTATTGGAGCCTGCAGCTGCCCTCCATCAAAACCGGCGGCCAGCAGGACAATTACACGGTCGTCTATCCCTTGGATCCGACCTTGCCGCAGTTCGATCCGCGCAACACCTCGGCTTTTTGGACCGCGGCCTACAACGCTGCGGTCGCCAATGGCTCGATGGCGGCGGGCAAGAGCTATCCCGGCGATTACCCGGTGCTGCAGAGCATCGCCGCCTATCAGCTCGACCTGACTACCTGCACCGGCACCAGCGGCCAGGCGAAGGTCGCCGATATCATCACGGCGCTGTGTGCGCGCGCCGGCGTTGCGAACATCGATGTCTCCGATCTCGTGGCCCAAGACTGCGAAGTCTCCGGCTATTCGATCAGCGCGTTGAGCAATGCCACCAATTGCATCCAGCCGCTGCGCTCGATCGCGTTCTTCGATGCGGTGGAAAGCAATGCCATTTTGCGCTTCCAGACCCGCGGCAAGCCGATCGTGGCCACCCTCTCGACCGATGACATCGGCTGTTTCGATGGGGGCCAGAGTAGCAACGTGCCGCCCTCCGTCACGGTGGCACGGGTCGATGAGACCACCCTGCCGCGCTCGATACGCCTCCACTACAAGAGCGTCAATCGCGATTATCAGGACGCCGAGCAACCATCGCCCTTTCGCTTGACCACCAAGGCGATCAACGATCAGGACGTCTCGGTCCCGTTCTGCATGGGCGACACCCAGGCGCTTAAGTGCGCGGAGATCCTCTGGTCCGATGCCTGGGCGGGAAAGAATACCTACACGCTCTCGATCGACCAATCCTTGAGCGAGATCGAAGTCGGGGACGCCGTCGGCATCCCGGTCGATGGCACGATGCAGCGCGCGCGCATCATCAGCGAGCAGAATTCGAGCGGGGTGCTGCGCAAGCTCTCCCTCATGAGCGATAACGAGGGCGCCTATATCAGCTTCGCGATCGCGGAAGCACCCCAGGTGCAGCCGCAGCGCCTGACGCTGCTCGCCGGTACCGCCTTGGAGCTCCTGGATCTGCCGGCACTCCAGGACGCCGACAGCGACCCGGGGTTTTATTTGGCGGCGCAGCGCATCGGCGCGGGCAATACCTGGAAGGGCTGCGTGATCTACAAATCGATCGACGGCGGATCGACCTGGGCCTCGATGTTCTCGATGGTGATGGAATCGACCGCGGGCACCCTGCACGCGACGCCGCCGGCTTCTGAGTACTTCACGTGGGATGCCCTCACGGAAGTGACCGTCGATTTGAACTCGACCGACTTCTCACTCGAGAGCCGCACCGATGACGCGGTGCTCGCCGGCGCCAACGCCGCGGCGATCGGCGCCGATGGTCGCTGGGAGATCGTCCAGTTCGCCAATGCGGTGAAGCTCTCCCCGACCCAGTGGCGCCTCACGCGGTTGCTGCGTGGCCGGCGCGGTACCGAACACCACATCGGCAAGAGCGTCGCCGGCGATGCCTTCGTGCTCCTGACCGCCGGGGATCTCGCGCGCCTGATTCTCTCGAGCAGCGAGATCGGCGCGCTGCACTCGTATGATGCGCCATCCATTGGCGCGACCTTCTCGAGCGGTACGGTATATCCTTTCGCCGGGCATGCGATGGCGCTCACGCCCTTCGCGCCGGTCGACGCGCACGCGGTGCTCGAAAGCGATGGCGACATTCTGATCCGTTGGACGCGACGCGATCGGCTTGGGCGCACGCTGATGTCGGGCGTCGACATGCCGCTTTCCGAAGCGACCCTTGCGTTCCAGCTCGACATTTTGAACAGCGATTCACCCGACTCGCCGATCAGTTCGATCCGCACGCTCACAACAGCGACGACGCATGTCACGTACACGGCGGCGCAGCAGTTCGCCGACTTCGGCAGCTCAGCGCCGACGCAGCTCGGCATCGCGATCTATCAAATGTCGGCAGTCGTCGGGCGCGGCATCCCTCTCGTCACGACGATCACCATAGGCACATCCCCATGAGCGGCGAAACACCGAATCTCGGACTGCAATATATCGACCCGTCGCAGGCGCAGCCGGAGGTCAAGGTCAATGACGCCTGGGACAAGATCGACGCATCAGCGCTCGGCGGCGTCGCTGTCAGCGATCTGTCGAGCCCGCCGATCGTGAGTCGGGTGCGAGAACTCAAATTCATGGGCGCGACGGTGACGCACGAGACAGGCGGCGTGGCGCTAGTGCAGATCGATTCATCGAGTGGAGGTGGCGGCTCTGGCGGCGGCGGCTCTGCGATCGACGTGACCGACGGCATCACGACGGTAGCCGCTGTGACTGAAATCAATTTCACTTCGGGCGCAACGGTGACAGCGAGCGGCAGCTCGGCGCACGTCGCAATATCAGGCGGGGGCGGCGGCGGTTCGGCGTTCAACTTGACGCCGGATCAGCACACCGGCACGCCGACGTTCGCCGAAAACGATGAATTCGAGGAAGCTGCGGGCACAGCGATCGATACTGCGGGCACGCGCTTTGCGGGTGCCGTCGCATGGACATGGGGCAATCAAGGCACGTCGACTGCGATTCAGAGCGGCGATGGCAATCTGATTCTCACCGGCCAGGCTGACGGCAATTATCATGGCGTCTATCAGCCAGTTCCCGGCGGCGCATGGAAGCGGCGCTGCCGGGTCTCGCTCATGAATCAGATTTCGAGCGCCGGCGATCTCGCTTCAATCTTTGCGCTCAATTCGAGCAACGGGCACATCGTCGGCTTTGGCCCGTTCGCCAATGGGCCGGGCCTTCTGCTTATCAAGTTCAATAGCTGGACTTCTTTCAACTCGACCGGCTACAGCGCGCTGCCACGCAACTTTACTTCTCAGATGCTCGTGACGCCGACCTGGTACGAGATGCGCAGCGACGGCACCACGCTCACCTTCGCCGTCTCGGTGAGCGGCGCGGAAGGCTCCTTCATCGATGTGACCACCGAAGCGATCGCGACGTTTTTGGGCGCGGTCGACAACGCCGGCCTCTCGATCAGCACGAACTCCGTTCCGGCCTCGGCTCTCATCACGGATCTGTGGCGCAAATACTGATCGGGGAATAGCGACGCGTTTCAACGACCCAAGCGGATCAATGGGGCCACACTGCGCCCGTCCCACTTCCGCCCACGGAGCCACGGTAATGCAGACCCCTAAAGAATTTCTTCACGCGGTGAGTCTGGCGTTCGGCGGGATCGAGAGGCCACCGATCGTCAAGGACATCGCCGAGCTCGAGCAGGCTGCCAAACTCGCGCCGATCGGCGTCAAGATCGAGCTGCTGTTCAAGGATTTCCTGCCGCAGATCCTCGCGCTCACCTTCATCGCCTTCGTGCTCGGGAGCTCCCTGGGTGTCTCGATCGGCAGGCACGTGCAGCCGTGACGCCGAACCTCAACGGTTTCCTTACGATGCTGTCACATGCCGAGGGCTCGGACCGCGCGAAAGATCCATACCGCTGCTGCTATGCCTTCAAGTACGAGATCCACGACCTGGCATACCACCCCGCCGAAGTCAGGCCGGACGGGACGCGTGAGTGGGTAGGCGAGCAGCTAGCCGATGCGCAGTGCATTGCCGCGGGCCTGCATCCACCCTGCTGGAGTACAGCGGCGGGGCGCTACCAAATCACCAAGGGCACGTGGCTGCGCCTGAAAGCTAAATTGACACTGCGCAACTTCAGTCCCGACTCTCAGGATGACTGCGCGGTGCAGCTCATCAAAGAGCGTGGGGCGCTCGACTTGATCTATGCCGGGGAGGTCGCCGCCGCGATCAGCAAGTGCAGCGGCGAATGGGCGAGCCTCCCCGGTAATCCGGCCGGGCAGCCGCAGCGCTCGTTCGCGCAACTCTTGAACGCCTATCAGGTCGCCGGCGGCGGTTTCGTGTGACCGACGACGAGAAACCCGACTTCGGTTCGACGACGTCCGTTCTCATCGAACGCGCGCCAGGACTCGCGTGGTTGCCGCGAGCGCTCAGACAGCGGCTCACCCCGGCCGCCCTGGGCAGCGCGATCACAGCTTTGGCTATCGCCATTGGGTACGTGGTGAACGCGCAGCACGACATCAGGAACGCCCAGCGCGATATCCGCCAGCTCCACGACACCGTGGGCGATCTGCAGCGACAAAGTGACTTGCTCCACAAAATCGACACGCAGTTGGCCGTGATGAGCAACCAGATCGACAGCATTGCGGACGAAGTCGACCGGCAACGACAGTGGCGCGATAAAATAGAGGGCATTGCGGAAGCGCCACCCCATGCTGTGAGGAAACGACGTTGACCAAGCTGACGCGAGCTGATCGTCTCGCCGCAATCGTCGAGAAGGAGCGCGAACTGCGCCAGCATATGGCTGACCACGAGGTTATGACCAAGGCGGTCGATGGAGCGCGCGTTCAAATGGAAAATGGGTTGACTGAGCAGGCTTACGCGACGCAAGAGGTCAGCGGCCAGGTCAGAATTGTGAAGGACCGCCAGAAGTGGCTCATCGACCGCCAGGACAAATTGAAGGCGGATATCGAGAAGCTGCGCGGAGAAATCGAATGACCTTCGGCGAGAAGGCGCTCCAGGTGCTCAGGACGGTGGCCCCGACGATCGCACTAGCCGCCGCCGGCCCGTTTGGGCCCCTGGCCGCTACCGCCATATCGGCCGTGCTCGGAACGGCTCCTGGCGACTCCAAGGCGGCGGAGGCGGCGCTGCTCACGGCGACACCGGACCAGCTGCTCGCGCTCAAGAAGGCCGAGGAGGACTTTCAGATCCAGTTGAAGACGCTGGACATCTCCGAAGAGAAGCTCGGCTACGATGACACCGCCAACGCGCGGGCGCGGGAAGCGGCGGTCAAGGACTGGACACCGCAGATACTCGCCTACGGAGTGACCGCGGGCTTCTTCAGCATCTTGGGGTTCCTGCTGTGGAACGGTAAGCCTCTCGGGGGCGATGTGATCATGGTGATGCTGGGATCGCTCGGGGCGGCCTTCACCGGAATCGTGCAGTACTACTACGGGTCGTCGGCCGGCAGCGCGAGCAAGACCGCGACCATCGATAAAATAATCAGCAAGTAGGGTTGTTTAGCGACTAGACAACGCGCCGCGCCATCGGGCATACCCTTAAATGTGCAGCAACTCACGCAACAGGTCGACTACCGCTTACGGCTCCTCGATGCCGCGCACAGGGAAGAGCGAAGGCTGAAGCGCGTGGAGGATGAGGATCGGCGGCGCCAGCTCACTGAGGCTGCGCTCGAGGCGCTCAAATACGCACGATTACACACCGAGGCGTAATGGGCTACACCTTCAAAGGCCCGGGCGTGAGCTTGTACTGATTCATCGGCTGGCGGATCTCGATCACCCCGCGCTTCGCCAGGAGCTCGGCCGCCTGGACGGTCGCCGGATCCTTGCCGATGTCGTGCCAGCGCTTTGGATGCTCTGAGGCCCATTCGAGGAGCGCGAGCATCTGCTCGTTGACGAGGCGCTCGGTCTTGGTGAGTTTCTTGGGCATCCCAGCCCATGATAACGGCTGTTGAATATCGCACCGGCCGGTCTCGACCAATCAATGGGTTACGCGCGCGCCCGCGGAAAAAGTATTCAACAGCCGGCAGCATAAGAATGCCATTGAAATCACATTGTTATGCGCGAGAGGCCCCATAGCTACGAACCAGGAGGCCGGGAGTTCGAATCTCTCCGGGCGCACCATTTCCCGCATTCCGCTGTTGAATATATTCACTTCTGTTGAATATCGGGCGGAGCAGGTAGCGGCATCCAATGCGAAACCTCAGTCGCGTCAGGATCGACATTGTCTTCATCTCCGGCGAAAAATCCGCCGCCTTTCGAAGATTCCAACACGTGAAACAGGCAGAGATGAAAGCAGCCACGCGCCCACGCCAGCACCTCTTGCTCGTCCTTTGGTAGTTGATCCGCAGTTTTGATCAAGTTCACTTGCCGATCCTGTTTCCGAAGTAAACGCCGATGGCCGCGCAAATTGCGCCCGTGACCATCGGAATCACGACCCACGCGACAAATTGCTCCAGATCCATTAGCGCGGCGGCTTCGCGGCTGACTCAGACGCTGTCGGCGGCGCGACGAACCAATGTCCCTGGCAGTCGTTGCAGAGAATCGAGCCGTCGCTATATACCAAAAGCCGCCCCCACGTTCCGGGTTTACAGCCGCACCGGGGGCAAGCCGGATACTTGTCGTCTTTGGAGTCAGGATCTCGGTTTGGCACGCGTCACCCCTCTCCGATAAAACCGCTTCGTCGTCTCGACGCTCGCATGCCCGAGCCGCGCCTGGGCTTCCTGGTCGGTCTCCGCGCCGTCAGCCGACACGCTCCTCAGGTCGTGGAAGGTGAAGTGCACGCCGCCGGCCTTGACGTGCTTCGCCATCGCGCGCTTCCAGATCGACTGAAACCCCTTCGAAGTGTACCGCTTGCCCTTGCGCGTCCGGATGAGGTACTCGCCCGGCAGCTGTGGCGCCATCGCCTTCGCGCGGGCGACGAGGGCCTCGAGGTCGGCGCTCCACGCGATCAGCACGCGGGCCTTCGTCTTGCCCTGCTTGACGTAGATCCCGTCCTTGGTCAGGTGCTCGCGCCGCAGGTCCAAGAGATCGCGCTGACGCTGGCCGAGCATGACCGCGAGATCGATCGCGAGCGCCAGCCGTTCGTTCGCGTGCTTCTTGAGCGCCTCTACCTGTTCGACGAGTACCTGATCGCGCTGGCCCTTCTTCGGACCCAGGTCGAGATCGCGCGCCGGGTTCGAGCTCGCGGCTCCCCAGCGAATGGCTTTGAGGAACACATGGCCTAACAGCGAAATCTCCTGCCTCGCAGTCGTCGGAATCGGCTCACCGTCGACACCGCGGCGTGTGTCGTAATACCGATAGCAGTGCTGCGCCTTGACGTTATCCGGCAGCAGATCGCCGAACACCCGTTTGAGCTCCCCGAGCTGGCGCGCCTGGTCGCTCCTGGTCTGGGCTGAGCCCTTGAGTGGGAGCACCTCGACGCGGTACCGGTCAATGACGTCCCCGAGCGTCCGGGCGCTCCACGTGGAACTGACGATGGTCGCGTACTTGGCGAGGGCCTCGCCGATATCGCTACCCAGGCGGACCGCGGGCCCGGTCTTCGGGCGGAAGAAATAGGCGCCGTGGACCAGATACACCCGCTGGGGTAAGTGCTTATCTAGACGACGCTTTCTGCCCATTCATGGCTTCCCAGTTCGGTTCTTGTGTGCCGGCTGCCTTGCCGCCAACCTGATGCCTATTGGCCTCCGCCACAAAGACGATCGGCTGCCCGAGGGCGTTCACGGTAAACCGCCAGCCGTGGCGGCGCAACCAGCGAGCCTGGGCAGACGGCCGGACGTAGCCGGTCAGCTCCTTGACGACCGACTGCGGCAGGATCACGCAGGCTCCTCCGGCGGCCGGAACTGCTTCTCCACCGGCTTGAGGTCCCAGCCGCAGGTCCCGCACCTTCGCATCACCCCGCCAATCGCCAAGTACTGTTTCTTGCACTTGGGATTCACGCATTCGAGCATGATGCTGCTGGCGCGGTTTTGCTTAGACAAACCCATCGTCCTCGTCCGAGTAGGTCCGTGCGGCCGCGAGCTCCGGCCGGCTCGCTTCGAGGACGTACGCGTAGGGCGGCTTCGTGCCCATCGCACCCGCTGCCTTGCGCGCCGTCTCCTCGCTGGTGACATGCAGCGCGTAGATCGCGCTCGAGCCGTAGTACGCGGTCCGGAACTCGTGCGCGTTCACCGGGATGTCGACACGCAGCAGATTCGATCCCGCGATCATCTCCTCGGTCAGCCTGCCTGCGGTGCGCTGGTGGCCCATCAACTCGAGGATTCCCCATTGGTCAAATTTATCGGCCATCGTCAATCTCCTGCCGGGCCGCATCCGTGCGGCCGTTATTGGTGTGGATTTAGCGCGTGAAGTAGATCACGCCGGCTACCACCGGATTGATCGCACCCAGCAACAAACCACCGTTCACCATGAGCCGCGCCAGGGGTGGCATCGGTGCCTCTCCTTTGCGGTATCCCGCGTAAATCTTCCGGGGGGAGCGATTCAGACGCTTAAGTTGTCCGGCGAGCCACAGACCCGTGGTTATCCAGACAAACGACACCAATTCGATCTTCAGGAAGTCCACGTGATACGCGGCCAACGCGACGACCAGTACACAGGCGGTCAGGGCGATATAGGGTTTCATTTGGGCTCGATCACGGTCATGTCATCCCACTCCACGGTGATCTCACAGCCACAGCCCGCTGCTTCGACGAATTGATAGCCTTCGCTATACACGTAATCAGGAATCTCCACGGTTTGCATTTGCTCTTGAATGCCGGACCCCAATTCCGAAGCCAGCCAATCGCTAAAACCCGGTGAGATTGTATCGAACGCCGCCAACATGTCGTTACCCGTCTCATACCCTGCGGCAAACGAACCGACCAACAAGAACTTGGTCCACAGTCCCGTCATCAGGAGGGCGCTCTCGGGACTCAAGGCTAAGGCTCCGGTGCGAAAGTCCAGATAGAGCTCATAGATCGTGAAGTCGAGATTGACACCGGGGATCCCCAGGGACTTGAAACCGGCCTTCGGATTTAGTCCCAACGATTGATAGTGCGCGACGGAGCGCAGTACCAGTGGATGCGCGACGTGAGAGGTATAGATCCCCAACACCGTTGGCTTGATACGCGACACGGAAGAGACCACCAACGCCTCTCCAATCGCCGCGGCTAGCCGTTTAGCCGGCGTGACCCCGGTCGAGTAAGCAATGGCAGCGGGGGAAATCGTGCAGCCTTTCCTGCCGCAGACCGGTTGCACCGGAATCGCGGTCGTCATCAGGGTACGAACAATCGTGTCGCTCAAGGTTTGCAGATTGCCGCCTTCCATGGTGTAGAGCATCGTCATGCGGCCCAATTCGACATCCGACAGATTCTCGAAGGTCTCTCGTTTAGTGAGCCACGCGGCGGTATAGGTCCAGTTGTAGTTCATGTTGCGCACGTAGTTCGCCTTGATGCTCGGCTTATCCCACCCCGTGGTGGGTACGCCTGCCGCATTGCTGGCAGCATGCGCGGGCCAGACGTGAATGACGGAAGTTGCTGACAACAACGCGGCGGGCGTCAAGTCCACCTTGCGCGGTAGGTAGGTCGTTTTGCCGATCACGGTGCAGGCTACGGAAATCCCCGGCGGCGGTTTGCAGGTGAGCGCATTTGCCGCGCGCATCGAGAGGCAGCCCACCAAGCTCAAGACAACGACGAATAGAATTTTCATCCTCTTCTCCTGTTTGATTGCTTTAAGTTCCGTCTTGGTAAAACGCGTGGTCATTCAGCGCGCTGTTCATGAGAAAAGATCCGCGGAGGCCTGCAGCTCGCCGCGGCCCTCGATAATCCCGAGCCCGCGCAGCTCGGCCATGTAGGTCCGCCAGGTGCCGCCGGCGCGCGCGATGCCGGTGATCTGAGACACTCGATCGACGTCGATTGACCCCGGATAGGCCTCAACGACCGCATCGAAGATCGCCCGCTTGCCGCTGTCGCCCAGGCGGTTGCGCCAGTACTGGACGAGCTCGTCGCCGGTCGGCAATGGCTCCCAATCACCGAGCGCACCGAGGCCGGCGCCCGTGATCCGCATGTGATCCTTGCCGCCCTCGACCCAGCCCTTGCCGCGCAGCTCCGCCATGTAGGTGCGCCAGGTCCCGCCCTTGGGCGCGATGTCGACCAGGATCGACAGCTTTCGCTGGTTCATCCCGTCCGGGTACTGTGCGAGCGCGGCCAGGATGCGGCGCTTGCCGCCGGCGCCGACTTCGGCGGACGCGTCACCGTTGGGTTTCGCTCCGGTTTTAATGGGGGTTTTAACCGGGGTATAAACCCGATTTATGTCCGGCTTATATGGCACTTGTGACCGAGTTACCGGTCGCGGCGCCGCCGCACCGTCGAACTTTGGCGTCGACGTCACCAGCTTGACGATGTGCTCGACCCTGTCGAGGAACGCTTCATTCTGATCGATGAGGCCGGTCAGATGCGGCCCGGCGAGTTCGGCGCAATCCTTCCAGCCACGATCACGGCCCTCGGCGAATCCTATCTGATGCGCCTCGTTGAGCTTCTCCTGTGCGACTGCCGCGACCGCCGTGCTATTCGGCGCTTTGGCCTGGCGCTCGAGCTCGGCGATTCGCTTCTTGAGCGCCGCCGGATCGTTGGCCTGCGCTTCGGCGACCACCTTCTCGAGCTTGGATTTCACCTGCTCGAGGTCGACGTCCGCCCAGCCCTTGAGTTTCGCAGCGTGTGCCTCGCGCGGCTTGAACGAGTCGAACGTTTCGAACATCGGGAATTCCATGCGCTTCGGCCCGAAATCGATCTCGGGCGACCATACCCATGCCTCGGGCCGCTTCATGCCAGCGAGCTCGCTCAACACCTGCTTACCGAGCTCCGGATCCGCACAGCCGTCGATCCAATCCTTGACGGCGTCTCGATCGGACTTGTGGATAACCCGACAGGCGATGAGCGTCTCGCAGCTCGTCAAAAAGTCGTTGTGCACCTTCTGCGGTCGCTGAGAGGCGGCAATGAGAATGATGCCTTTCCCCTGGCCCTCACTCGCCAGCCGGTTCGCCCAATGCAGCATTTCGCCGGCCTGCGGACTAAACACCTTGCCCTTGGGACAGAAATTGTGGACCTCATCGATGACCAGGTAGCGCTGGCCTTCGGTCATCTTGAAAAACGCTTCGGCAAAATCGATGAAGAACTGAGTGCGCTCGCTGACACGCCAGCCGCCCAGGTCAATGAGCGATGGCCGATTGCCGGTCGCGACGAGATCCGCAATTGCCGCACCGCTTCGCGCATTGATGGGCACGTCCGCAAATTTTCCGCCGAAAATCACGACGGGGAATCCATCGCTCTTGCCATCGGCCGAGGATTTCAGGCCCCACCAATCGCCTTTCGGGTCGATGATGCACACCGGCTGATTGTCGCGAAGGAGCCTCTCGACGAGCAGCCGCATCTTCGACGACTTTCCGGACCGCGTCTTTCCAAGCACGATGACGTGCTGCGCGAGGACGCCGGCGGGAATCTTGAAGGTCGCGCTCACGGCTTCGCATCCCCCGTCATCGTCGCCCTGCTAGCTGGGGCGGCGGACTGGGACCCTTCGAGGATTTTGTTTGCCTCGATGCGAAACCGCAGCCCGTGCTTTTCATAAAGCTCCAGCAGCCAATGTAGGACGTAGGCTTGCTCGGCCTCGGCCTTCTGCGGGATCGTGTGACCAAGCCTGACGAGTTGGTGAGCGATTGGGCCGCACCAGAAATTCGGGCGACCCAGAATCCATTGCACCTCGGAGTTGAACGGGATCACGGCTCCCCCTCTCCCTTTGCGTTAGCTGTCCCGCTGGCTGCTGGAGCGCCTGAGTCTCGTACTACAGTCGGATGCCACGTGAAGCGACCGTAATACGACGGCTTGCAATTTTGTTGTTGGCAAAAAGCGCGTGCTGCTTGCTCCGTCGCATAAACGCTGTCGAATTCTGTTTGCCCATCGATGCGGCAAAGCACGATGAAAACCTTGTATATATTCATAGCTGACTCTGCGCAGTCGGCGCGTGCTCACACATACACTGCTTTTCGCCACATTGAGGGCACGGTTTGCAAAAGCATTCCTTGTCGTACTCGATGCCGCAAATCGAACACCAATTGCTCTGCGGTTCCGCCGCTGTCCTCGCCCCGCTCAGGGCGGCTTGATCGCGAATCGCAGCTTTAAACGCCTTGGCGAAGCCCGAACCGTGCTCGTGCTTTTCGACCATGGGCAGCGCGGCTTTCATCAGATCCCATAGATTCATGACCTCTGCACCGCGTTCGTCAGACTCATCGCAACGGCTTTTCAATTGAGCTTCGAGCGTCGCGATGCGGTCATGATTGCCGTCCACGTTCAACGCGGCAGCCCGCCGCGCACCGACAAGATGCCGGTTCGTTGCAGCCAACTCAGCTTCGAGATCGCGGATGCGGTTCTCTAAATCGTTGTAATGGGGCTGGCGAACGAACGGCGATTTGATTGCATCCGCTTCCGGGTCCGTCATCCAAAAAACTCGCCCCTTCACGACTTCACCCCCCAGCGCTTCTCGCGCAATCGTCACCACCTCGGTGGAGTACTTGAAGCCGTTGATCAGAAGGGCGAGGGCAGCTTCGAGCACATCGATTCGCGCGCGAAGCCGCACCACCTCGGCATTGGTGAAGACGCCAGAGTAGGGATGGGCCATTTACTTCTCCCCGCTCAGGGCGGCTTCCCAACGATTCACCCAGGCGCTCGGGTATTCACTGTCCTGTGTCACGTAGGCGAGAACTTCACGCAGCGCCGCTTCGAGGTGAGCGATGCGGGCCTGATCCGGTGTGACAGCGACGCGTTGGCCGCCGCCGGGGTATTTAAGTTCCATGTAGGCATCGTGCCAGCGGTGGTAATCAGCCGTCATGTCTGCGAGATGCTGTTCGAGCGTCGCGATGCGGGCCTCGAATCGGTTAGCCTGCAAATCGGCCAAACGCTCAGTGAGTGCGATTTCCTCTTTCGCGTTGGCAAGTTCTGCGGCGAGCGCCTCGTACTCAACCTCCGTATGCGCAGGTTTGAGCATGAAGTCGTTGGGGTCTTTCATCGCGACGCCGGCCTCGGCTCATTCGCCTTCTTGCGTTCCGCGATCTCTTCACGGTCCACCGCGATGTTGCGCGGGGCCGTGATGCCGAGCCGCACCTGCATGCCCTTGACCGCGATGACTTGAATCTGGATGTCGGCGCCGATGAAAAGAATTTCTCCGGGCTTGCGGGAGAGGATCAACATGTGCGCGGCTCCTTAGAAGGCCCAGTCGGGATCGGCGCCCAGGCCGTGACGCAATCCGCCAATTCCTCCTCGTTGCTGTACATGGCGCCACCGATCTCGAGCCAGTCCTCACCGTCGAAGTACCCGAGCCACACTGGCTCATCGCTGCCGGGTGCATGCACGAGGACCGTGGTATCGACGTCGGGCAGCTCGTCGGCAACGGCGATCCACTCGATCTGTTCGATGTCGAGGACGGTGCTCATGAATCGTAACTTGACCGGTCGGCAAATTCTTTGACGGTCAGTTCCTCGCCGAACGTGTCGCGCGACACTTGCCGAATAACGGATTCAGCGCTGGCCAGGCGCTCGGCAATGGCCGACTTCGCGATCTGCGGATCAAACTCCGCGGCGATCGTTGTCGCCATTTCGTTCCATACAGCCTGGTCGTCGAATTCGAGGCGATCCCAGATCTCGACGTCGCAGTCCATAACCTCGAGGTTCTTGCGCTCATATAGCGCGTACAGCTGCTCACCGTTCATTGCTGCTTCCTCCGATGCTTGGCCGCATTCGGACAGGTGGCGAAGTGGGATATATGCTTGCCTTGCGGGTGGCTCTTGGTCTGCAGGTCAAGATTCATGTCGGCCGCCTGGACCGAGGTCGCATCGACCGGATGCGGGCGTCCGGCTTCGGTTGTAAACCAAACGATCAGTGCGCCGCATGAACTACAGGTCCTGATGGGCCGCCCAGCGATCGTGCGCGTCGTGGTCTCGAAGCTCATGGCTCGAGCGCCTGGCGAATATCGGCGCAGTCGGGGCATGGGACCACGCGAGTGGTCACAATGCGGTCCTCGCCAAGCGTCACGCAGCCCGTGCCGCCGCACTCGCTACACTCCTTCGCAATCTCCAAGAGCTTATCTCGCAGCTTGAAGTTGAGCAGCTGCAGCTCGTCACGCTGTCGCTCGAGTTGCACAATGCGCCCGTTAAGTCTGTTGATGTGGGTCACCGCGATTCCCGAAAATCACACGCGCATCGATCGCGGTAGCAGCCGCAGCCGGGACAGACGGCGAGTGGATCGACCTTGTTTGCGTGAAGCGCATCGGCCACCGCCTCGATCGCCTCGATGTCGCGCGCGGTGATCGTGCCTTGGGCCTGGACGCGCACCGGCCCGTGCTTCGTCATGACACTCACGCAGCGGCGGTGGGTAACCCGGGTCACGCGCCATCCCATCCAATGGCGAGGCGGCGCCACGGACGCCACTTCCAGTAGTCGCCGCGCATGTAGCAAACGCGGATCCAGACGCGGCCCAATTGCGCCTCGTAGCAGGTCGCGCCCTTGAAGGCGACGGCGATCATGAAGCCGATTGCTCCTCGATCCAGGTCAGTGCCTCCGCGTAGAGTTGCGACGGCAATTCCTCGATACGGCCGATCTCGTATTTCGCGAGGAATAGCGATCCATCGATCCCCTCCTCGGTGAGCTTGTCGTGAATCACCGTGGCCTGATCCACCTTGATCATTGCAGCGGGTGCGAGCCTCAACTGCGCGGCTTCGGAGGCCTCCTTGAGGCGCTGCTTGTCAGCTCCTGGGAGCTTCTTCCAGAGGGCACCGCGCCTCGCCTCGAGCGCCGCAAGCTCACCGGCCACCGCTTTCACATAGTCGGCGATGAGCGCGTCCACGTCCGCGTTGCCCTTGACGCCTCCAGCCGCCCACCGGGCCAGGTCCTCACCGACTTGCTCCGTGAGCTGCGAACTCTCGGGCTTAGCGAACAGCTCCCGAAATTGCAGCGGCAGTTTCACCATGGCGCGTTCCGCCGGCATCTCTGGCGTCCAGGTCGGCCGCCCTTCGGATCCCGGCAAGAGCAGCGCCTGCAGCACCATCTCGTACATGAACTCATCGCCGCAGATCGGCTGCCATCCGAGCTGTTCCGGATCCTTGCCCGGGCGCACCTTGATCTTCTCCTTGGCGCGATAGGTCATGAGCAGGTTCACATTGAGCTGCAGCATCTCGTTGATGAGCCGCCGGCGCGCTTGCTTTGGCGGGTTCCACGCCGCCATCTGCGCCTTCTCCTTGGACACCTTCCACAGCGCCGCCAGCCGTTCGGTCTCGCGCTCGTGCCATTCGAGCACGCCGCCCGGGCCTTCGTGCTCGTGGCTCATCGAATCGATGACGATGGTCTTCGCCCCGCGCCGCGCGCAAAAGCGGATTGCCTCGAGATAATCGTCCGGCGAAAAGGGCGCTGCGAAGCGCATGTGGTTGAACTTGAATTTATCCGCGTAGTAGAGCGCGCGACCATTCTCGGTATCGATGAAGTCGATATCGCCGCCGACGATCCGCTGGATGCCGGTTGCGATGCGCAGAGCGGAGAACGTCTTGCCGCTCGAGGACGGACCAACCAGCCCGATCAGTAGGCCAACGGTCTTGCGGACCGCGGGCGCGATTTCAAATTGTCGCGGTTGTGCGCTCATGCTGCTTCATCTCCTAGTTCTTGCGATATGACCCATTGCGGCGGAATCAATGTGATCGCGCCGTCGGCGTATCCCGGCCACGGAAAACTACCTTCCGTCAAAAGTTTGTCCCACAGGGCGAGCGCGCGATTCCAGCGACGCTGACCGATCTCCTCGTGATGCCCATCGAGCCGCGCGGCGACAACTTCGTAGGGCGGCTCGATCTCGCAGAACAGGAAAACGAAATCGCTGCGCGCCAGCGCTTCCGGGACGAGCTGCTCATAGGCGCGGGTATACGCCACCTTTTGCATGTCGTACCCGTATTCGACGATGCAGCGGGCAATGTCTTTCGGGTTGGCTGATCGGACCTTCTTGACGTCGTAGATGACATGATCCGCGCGGACCTGGTCCATGCGACAGCGACAGAGAACCTCCCGGTCGCGCTTCCACTGATCGGTATAGTCGGTGAACTCAATAGCGAGCTCCGAACGGCCGCCGAACGGAAACCCCTGGTCCGCGGCGTTTTTGTAGATTCGCTCAGCCGCCTTCATCAGCTTCTCGAAATTATGCCCAAGGATCGGGATCTTGCCGCCGGCGACAATGACGTCCCTGGCTTCCTTCGCCGCCTTCGTGCGCCAGTCATCCGCTACGACCATCTCGAACTCGGCGCCGGCGCCCAGGAGCAACTTATGCAGGATCGCGCCCTCGTCCATGGCCTTCGTGCTGGTGCGCTCCTTGCCACCCAAGCGCGGATGTTCGAGCCACGCGTGGCGCGGCGATTGCGTGATGAGCGTATGGGCGATCGACTGCGAGAGCGACGGCGAGGCGCAGGGGTCCGCGTGATACGCCGCTTCGCTAACGTCCAAGATGCGCGCTGCCATCGGATCTCCTGGTTTAGTCGGCTTGGCGGCGCAGAAACGCCGGCGTGGTGAAGTCGTAGACGCTCAACGGCAGCTCGCGCTTCGCGTGCTCGATGGTGAAAACGTTGGGCGTGACCGTGCTCGAGAGCGTCAAGCCCGTGTGCACGAGAGCGCGCTCGATGTCCTGGGCGGTGACGCCATTGCCCAACATGATGGCAATGCGCTGGGTCACAGGCGCTTGTCCTTGCCCTGATCGAATGCGCGTGAGCCAAATTCTCGCGGAATGGTCAGGTCGCGCTTTTCGCGCCAGGCCGCGTACTTGCGGCAGCCAAACGCACCGAGCAGCGCGAGCACCGCCAGCACGAGACAGACCGTCATAGGTCACGCTCGAGCAGTTGCTTCGCGGTTCCGATGATCCTGCCGTACTCGAGCGCGGCTTCGGCCGGGAAGTCTTTCTGCTTCATGACGTCGCGGAATAGCGCATGCAACGCGTTGGCCGTCTGGAATAGCGAGGCCCTAAGTTCGGGCGCGGCGGCCAAGAGCGGTCCCCAGGACTCGGCGCCGATCGCGAGGTAGGCGATGGTGCGCTTGCCATCCTTGAGGGCGTCTCGCGTCTCGGTCTCGACCACGCGCAAACTGCATTCGGGAGGTGCAAATTTGACGGCGACGGTCATAGACCCGCCTTGGCGAGCGCGTTGCGGATCTCGTTCGAGATGACGAGGCAAGTCGCGGCCATCACGTCTCGATTGAGGAGCGCGTTGGCCTTTTCCATGTCGTCGAGGCAGAGCGCGGCCTTTTGCAACGCTTCGGCCATGTCCGGCGCGGCGTGGATGAGGCGGGCATCGGCCTGCGATATGAATGCGGTAACGCGGAAACCAGTGAACCCATTGTCGGGATCGTGGTGCCCTTGCCCCGCCTCGATAACGTGATAGGTATCGCCCAGGACATGCGCGTTGCTGCGATCGTCCAGGCGCCACGGACCGGGCGTGTGCATGGGTTGCTTATGGTCCATCAGCAGCCGGTCGGCCTGGTCGATGAGAGAGCGGCTCATGACTGCTCCACCATGGCGAGCGCGCTGCGAGCCTCGAGCACCGCCGGATGTTCGGCTTTGATCGGGATACGATCCACCGCTGCGATGGTGATGAGGGTGAGCAGGCGGTCGAGCGCCTCGGCCAAATGCGGCGCCGCGTAATCGAGCCGCCGGCGCTTGCAGGCCGCGCACTGACAGCCTTGCTCGAGGGATGGCCCAAATTTGTAGACGTGACCGTCCATCAGTGCAAACTCCGCGCGACGATCCAGCCCCACATGAAGAGGTCGACATTGAGCAGAACGAATTCCGGGATGCCGAAGCGTTTCATCACTTAGCCCACCTTGACGATCGAGACCGAGCAGTTGCGGCAGGCCGCGAGCCGGAAGCCCTTCAGCGTTTCTTTCGTGACCGTGGCGCGCAGCACGTGGCCATTCGGATACTTGATGGTGACCGCGTAGCTCGCGTTCACAGGAGCACCTTGCAGAACAGTCCTAAGCCGCCGAGCAGGATCGGGCAGAGGATGTAATCGCCGTGCAGGGCGAGGAAGGTGAGGCGATCGTCGAGCCGTTTCTGCTTGGCTTTGGCGAGGCGCTGGGCATCAGTCAGTTCGAGGTTCATGGGGCACACACTCCGTTGCAAGTAGAGCTATATTACCCGAAGGTAACCCATTTGCAATACCCCAAGGTAATGTTTTCGGCATTACCTCACAGATCGAGTCCCCTCGGCGCATTGAAGCGTGACGCTCGTCGCAGTTTCTGCCAGGCGCGGGCCGGCGTGGTTGTTATGCCGGATTACTCGCTGGTAAACGGCGCTCTGGCCAGCCACAGTGCCCGTTTCACCATTCACAGGGAATGTACCGATATGAAACGCACAGGCTGGACCACGATATTCGCGATCTCTATTGTCCTGGCCGTTCCTGCAACCGCGGCAGATTTGGCAGGCGTTACGCTCGGCAGCTCGGCCAGCGCGCGAACCTTGGAGAAGCTCGGGATTCTCTCAGTCGATGAAAATGTGTCTGCTGGCGTTCATCGCGGCAAGACAAAATTTGAGTATGTCGACGCCAATTCTGAGGTGACCATCGATAGCGCCGGCCATGTGACTGCGCTGCAGATTGATTTCCCGACGATCCAGGCGCCGTCAATCCTTGAGATGGCGATGAAGAAATGGGGCAAGCCGGTCGATAGCGGAAGCGCAATTTCCATGGGGCATTTGCTCGAGGTGTGGATCTGGGATACCAAGGATGGCGCGCAGATCACACTTAACAGCTACGATCCGCACTTCGAAACTGGATCTCTGACCCGCGGATCCCTTGTAATGGTCACGCGGGCGGCCGCTGATGCTGCCCTAGGTCCGAAGGGCGGCGTTTTATAAGGCAGATTATTTTCGAAAATCGTCGAGAAAAACGACGTTACGCGGCGCGCTTTTTCACGGCTCGCTCGAGCCTATTACCCTCACAGAGGGACAGCATGATGGTCATTGCCTGATCGATTTTCTCCCGGTCCCTGGGATCCAACCGATCAAAACGCGCACGCGAAAAGCTGAACGGCCAGCTCGGCGGCGGCGTTGCCTGCAGGTTATCGTCCCGGTCGAGCGAGAACGGTGGTAGGCCTGCCTCGAGCTCCATCTTTCGCGCGAGATCTTCCTTGAGTTTCTTGCGATTCGGGCCGTTCGAGAGCAAGCGGGAAATATAACTCGGCGCTACCCCGGTTGCCTGGGCCAATGCCGCTTTCGTCTTATAGCGATCGTCCAGGAGCTCCTGGAGTCGCCTCCGCCTAGTGTCTTCGATCGCCACGTGGCCATGGTAGCCACCGTTACCAAAAGGTAAATGTGCGGCAGGTATTGACAGAGCGTTACCTACGGGTAATATGCCTGCGCATGCAAACCCTTCGCGAATATCTGAATTCACTGGAGACATTAGAGCAGGAAGACTTCGCGAGCCGCTGCGAAACGAGCTTGAGCTATCTGCGCAAAGCGATTTCTGCCGAGCAAAAGATAGGGGAGCGCCTGGTCATCGCGATCGAACGCGAGAGTGCCGGCGCGGTGAGATGCGAGCAGTTGCGACCGGATGTCGACTGGAAATACCTCAGCGAACGTCATCCGATAGTGCACGCCACGGTCTAGGCCGTGCAGCCGATGCGACAAAAAAAAGCGAATATCGCGTTAGGTAAAATCGTCTCTGGCCGCGGCGGCCGGCGCAAATGAGCCTCAAAGGCTTCATCACTTGGATTCGCCGCCGGACAACGGTCCAGCCCTTGACGGCCCTTGAGTGTGTCGATTTGAGCCTCTACGACGCTGAGATTCGCGGCCGCATCGAACGCGGTGATTGGCCGGAAGTGTTGCATCTGAAGCCTGGATTTCAGTTCCAGCCCTTCCGGGAGGCGGCCGGCCTCCAACAAAACGACGGGAGCGGTATATGACCCCCGCGCTCCCGGCCGAGCTCGAAGACACGGTCCGCCGCGAGGCGCTCCGGCGCTATCTCGAGGGGGGCGAGGAGCAGGCGCTCGATCTCCTGGCGGTGGCGCGGGCGATTGCGGAGCCGACGATGCGTATGTCCAGGGCCGGACATAGCGGTGGCCGGCCGTGAGAGCCCGCAATATCAAGCCCGCGACCTTCACCAACGAACTGCTCGCGTTCGCGGCTCCAATTCACACCGTCATCTTCGCCGGACTGTGGTGCATTGCAGATCGACGCGGAGTGCTTTCGGATCTGCCAAAACAGATTCACATGCTAATTAACCCAGGTAGAAACCTCGCCTCGACACGGAACTCCTTGGCGTGGCTTGAAGAGAACGGTTTCATCGCACGGTACACAGTCGGTAACTATCAGCTAATCAAGATATTAGCGTTTACCAAACATCAAAACCCACACCGGGACGAGAAGGAGTCAGACCTGCCCGACTACGGTGCCAGCACGGTGCCAGCACAGGGCAACGGCATGGTGCCAGCACCGGGAAAACCGGAACCGCTCGGGCTGATTCCCTCTTCTCTGATTCCTGATTCCGGATCCCTGATTCCTGATTCCCCACACACCGGAACACCGGGCCGCAACGGTGTTGCGCCGCCGGGTTCCTCTGGTGGACGTGTGGGGGGAAATCGAAAACGACGTGAGGAGCCGGAATCCGAATGGAAACCGCCGACCGAGGAGCAAATCCGTGCAGGAGAGTGACGCCAAAGGCTTCGATCGGGCGCTGTCGCGGCTCTGCGCCGGGTTCGATGTGCCGGTCACGGATGCCAGGCGCGAAGCCTACTGGCGGGCGTTTCGCAAGCTCACGGTGCTGGAGTTCGCGGGCCTCGTCGACACCGCGCTGGTCGAATCGACCTTCGCCTCGATGCCGACAGTCGGCGCGTTGCGGGAACTGCATCGCAAGGTTCAATCGCCGGACACATCCGCGGCGCCGGCGAGCGATGGGCCCTCGATCCAGGCGCAGCTGTGCGAATACGCGGCCATGAAACTTGCGCATTTGATCCGAAAGACGGCGACACCCGCCGAGCGTTGGCAGTACTCACGGCCTTGGACCTACGTGTACCGCGAGTGGCGCGAAAACGGCAAGCAATGCGCCGAATGCATCGGCGTAGTGATCGATCTCGACAACGGCAAACGGATCGGTTGGCGAGTCTCCGACATGCAGGGCGATATCGAGGGCTATGAGGCCATGATGCGCAAGTTCCGCCCGGGCCCGCGACCCATTCAGCCGGAGCTCGTATGAGCCAGAACTCGTTCGCCTTCAAAAATTTCGACGTCGAAATGCAATTCGCCAAGCGATTGGGTGAGCACGGAAAACACGTATTCGCCGGCCCATCCGATCCCACGATCACGAAGGAACGCATACGCCAGGCGATCATCGATTCGAAGGTCGATTGCACCATCTTCGGGAGCAATCCTGCGGGGAAACCCGAGACCTATCAGGCCGCGTTCGAACGCCATTTCGGCGAACCACTGCACCTAAAAACCACCAAGGGGAAACGATCATGCTGAATCTGCCTCGCAAGCCCTGCGACATCGCCGCGCACATCAACGCGCGCACGCAAAAGAACGGCGACGAGCACGTGCCGTTCATGGACATCAAACTCATCATGCTGCTCACCGCAAAACAAACCGCATCCTTGACCGGGGAATCGCATATCGCGGAAGCGTGGTTTAAAACCGAAGACGGCAAGCTCTCAGATCCCTTGCTCAAAGATTGGGCGCCGTATCGCATGAATTGCAAATTCAAGGATTCGCTCTGCGTGCTCACCGTCGGCGTGAACGCCAAGGAGATCGATCTCGGGAATGTGACGATCAAGGGTTGCACCTTCGTGCCCGTGGATCGCGGTTCAACGCAATTGACCTGCACCGTGCAAGCGCCGATCACGAATAAAACCAACGAAACGTTTTTGTGGATGGGACACACCATCGACGCGAAGCTGCAGTTCGGCGAGGTTGAGCTCGACGATGCGCAAACAAAGCTCGACCTCGAAGGCGGCGGCGAGGATGACGAAGCCGACGCCGACGCAGAGCCCGCGGTGACTGACACACCGGAGCAGGCGCGCGACAAGGCGCACGAACGCGAGCGGCGCATTGCGCGGCAGATCGAGGACGATCGCGGCCGGCCGAACTGAGATGGCTGCCAATTGGATTCTCATTTTGACGCTGTGCTATGCCGGCGAGTCCGGCCATATCGTGCAAATTGACGGGTTCTCGAGCGCCGACGATTGCGCACTGGCCGGCAAGACGTGGCAACACAGCGTCGCTGAAAACACCATGGTGCATGCGTATGTCGCATGCATTCACCGATGAACTTAGTGGACCGGATCTCTCGATTCTTTGGCTCTAAGCGTCGGCTGATCGAGCTTGAGGCGGACATTGCCGACGCGTTGCGAAAGCCGACGCACGAAGAACGTCGGCGAGCGATCGGCGAGATTCTTCGCAAGTGCGATCCAGAACGATTCGCGCAAATCGAAGGCAAGGACGGATATTTTGTTACCGATGGGAAGACGGTTGGGTTCGAGGCAATCGCGAGGAAATCACCGTGATCGGCGCACTTACTGCCGCCGTTGAAACCGCGCCGATCAAGCGCAAGGCGAAGGGCACGAGCCCGACGCAACGCTCGCTCAAGTACATGCGCGATGCCGGGTATCTGTGCGCCATTGTCGAGAAATGGAACATGCACGCGAAGATCCGCCAGGATCTCTACGGCTTCATCGATGTGCTCGCGGTGAAAGGCGAGGACATCGTCGGCGTCCAGGCCTGCAGCGGCGGCGACGTGAGCACGCGCATGCATAAAATCATCGAGCACGAAAACTATCCGATTGTCATCAAGGCGATTCGAATCGTCGTGCACGGATGGCGGAAAAGCGCAGCTGGGCGTTGGGTGCTGCGCGAGATCGAACTGTAGAAAACTACGAGGGAGCAATCATGAAGGAAGGCGACAAAGCGCGATCGAAGAGCACCCAATTCACCGGGATCATCGGCGGTACACAGACGCGTATCAAACACGGCGCAGCGGTCATCGAGCGCGTGCTCATCAAAGCCGCGCCGGGCTCTCGCGTGTGGGTGAACGTCGATGATGTGGAAGTGATCGAAACAAATGCCTTGGCGGAATCGCCATGAATATCTGGGTCATTCTGCTCATCGTGCTGATCCTCTTTGGCTTCGGTGGATCGGGGTTTGGCTACATTGGTAGCGGCTATGGTTACGGCGGCGGCGGCCTGCTACTGGTCCTACTCATCGTGGTCTTGCTCGTCAGAGGTAAGCGACTGTGAGTCGCGTGGATCGCGAGCACGAGGATGAGCATGATGCCAATCCACTCGGCCTTGCCCTGATCGCGGCACTCATCATGGCGATCGTCATTGCGGTGATGGTTGGCTATTCGCGATGAGTGTGCGGCCGTGCACGTTGAAGCTCATCCGTCCGCGCTCGACTGCACAAGCAGCACCGCGCGCGCGTGGCACCACCGATGAGCGTGGCTATGATGGCGATTGGGAACGACTGCGTGCGCAGTTCTTGATGGCTCATCCACTGTGTCAGTGCGAGCAGTGCGATGACGGACGTAAGCGCGTGACCGCTGCCAACGTGGTCAACCACATCATCGATATCCGTGATGATCCAGGCAAGCGTCTCGAATGGAGCAACCTGCAATCGATGGCCAAGCGTTGCCATGATCGGCATACGAAGCTCAGGCAGTTGGCTGCGATGCGGGCGCAGCGATGATATTCACACCGCTCCAAATGCGAATTTTGATTGGCTGCGCTGTGGTGTACGTAGCATGTGAGCTCGTCAACCTCATCCTGGTGTTGTCGAGATGAGGGCAAAGCGATGAACAGGTACGAAGACGCAGAGATCGTCATCGAGAGCGATGCTCTCATCACACAGGAGATCATCGATGCGATCAAGCAGGCTATCGCTGACGGCATAGCGCTCGCGCGTGAGCGCATGCGATGAATGCAATCGATCATCTGGTAGGGCAGGCCAGACCCGGTAGGGGGGTTTGAAGTGGCAGGCAAATCGACGAGCGAT